CCCGTCCATAAAATAAAACCCAAAAACCAAAATTTCCGGTTAATTTAGTGCAAACAGATGACCCACGGTTTTAGTGGGGGTGAAATTTTAAACGCGCAGATGCGTACTAAAGCGCAGATGCTTGTAAAGGCGCAGATGCCTAAAAGACTCAATCACCATAAAGAGTCGATGTTAAAACTATTTTTCTTTCATAAACTTACTTAAAACGTTTCAGGCACTGTGATCAAATTTTTGAACCAATGGTACCCCAATGAGAAAACCCATTGAAAAATCATCAGCCACCGACCTGTAAAATACAGTCGGCGTCGTTGAGGCAGTTTTGATTGACACCACACTGCCATGTGGTGAGAGAGAATGATCAATATATGCATTGAAAGGACTTCGTTGCATAACTTGATAACCATAATATGGAACTTCAAATTCGGCCACTCCCTCTTTAGTGAACGAACCACGAGCCTGTGTTCCAGCATCATCATTGTTGGTTGGTGTATAACTGGAAATTTTCGGACCATTCGGAATGAGACGTGAAAATCCAGAAGATAACGCTGGATACGACAAAAAGGCACTCATCCCACCTGCATTGGCTCCATCAATATTATTATCCGGAAACAATTTAAGGCGGAAACCTCCTCTCCAATATGCATAAAGTGGCGCAAACCAGTCATACATATCAGAAAACGATCTGCCCTTCAGCGCCACGCCAAAAGTAGTTCCACGAATCGCCTGCAGCTGAATAAAATAATTACCCAAAGCCTGATTGGCCATAACGTAATTTCGATGCAACAGTTGCTTAACACTGACAACTCGCTCTCCAACAACTTCGTGATCAACCTCATCGAGTTCACGAACATTAGAGCGGAACAATGGAGCTACATCATCCTGATGGAGTTGGTGTTCCGTCATCGACCAACCCGACAACGCCACACCCTGGATCTCTGTGGGTGGCGGAGTACTATCGTAAATTGGAACAAAATCCGGCAATCGGGGCTGTGCGAACTCCAAGTCATCACCTCCAGCCTTCTCGACCAATACGTCGATGTTATCAGCAACGATAGTATTGGGGCGTCGCAGTTCGTTAAGAACAACGACATGTATAGCGGCAACGTGTGGACGCAAAAGAGTATCGAGATGCATATTCTCCAACCAAGGATAGATGTTCATAAAGGGCACGGTGAAATCAATCTCATTGACCTGGGACAAATCGATAATTTTTGAATAACAAGATTGTACATCATAAGTCCCAAAAGAACCGTCCGTATTTGCTCCCCCAGGAACCAAGACTATCCTAATTCTGCCTGAATGAAATTTCGTCTTAACGAAACGCAATCGATAACGAATCGAACCCCTCCAAAGAGCAAAAGCCTCAGCAGTGTAAGACAAATGTGAGGGGCTATAAGTTCCGCTTGCAGTAGGAGAAAAAATGTTATATTGCGAATCGCCCATTGGACTAACCGAGTCAGAAAAAATTGTCGTGCCCGGCACCTGAGCTGTAGTCCATGAAAACCCCCGCCAATAGTTGAATCGTGATGAGATGTATCGAAGAGCCATCTCATCAACGTCACTTCCAAAAACCGGCTGGTGCCCAATCCCATTCTTAGCCTCCAGAGCAAGTTTCTTCGAAGCATCGGCACCGTTGTAATTAGCCAAATAACGTGGAAGCGTTATCTGCATTGGATCCGGAGTAGTCTCCACCGTCGGCTTAGACCAACCGAACAGTGACGCAATAGCGCCAACAACTGTCGAAACCGCACAAACAGGAGCAGCCACCGGTGTTAGAAAGGGTATGGCTGAAGCTACACCAGACACCAAAGAAGTTGCGTTCATAATCTTAGTAACAGTACCATTACTCGCGGCAGTCTGTTCACGCGCCAATGACGAAACTCTCTTGTTTCCCAACTCCACTCCCACGGCAGTGGTCGCATCCAGTGCTGCAGAAGCAGCACTGAGCGCAACACCAGCAATGGGAAGAGGTTCAAACGGTGCATCCGAAGGAGCCGAATTCATTAAGGGCATGCCGGTTGGTACCTTAATCTCCACATCCGTGAATTCGGCCCACATAGTGCCAGTCACTGGATCAGAACCTTTAAGCGCACCATAGACTACACCCAAAACTGTTCCCAAATTGATGTAACCAACACTCAAATCAGTTGTCAAATTAATGAATGCGGTAGGACAAACATATGGAACACGCAAAATACCGGTTTGATTTGATGAAAGATCAATAGTCGTATTATGATATCCAGTGATCGAACGCAATGACTGTAATGAACTTGGAATCGTTTCAATGTTATTGCGATAAGGCACAAAAACAAGAAGCAACATACCCTGTTGAAACGGTTGGGCATTAATCTGGACTGTGAACTTCAGACCAGCTCGAAAGAAGCGAAACCTTGCGGCTTTTTGACGAATAGCCGTCAGAGAAAACATGTTCTCTGGAAACTTAAACGAAAACAATGGTGTACCGGGATCAGCTGTGGGTGGCCAATTAAGCGTACCCACTTGGTAAGGACGCGTTAAGAAATCGTAAACCGTATGATCTCGAACCTCAGAACCTGCTCCATAAATTGATGGAGTTGCATGTGGCAAAGGAAGAGAATTTTCCAAAACATCGTCCTGGTCCTCAAAAGTGATATTCTGGATCTGTTTACTCACAACTAATCCGGGACCCGTAGCCGCCAATTGATCACTAGTGGCCGCTTCTCCCGGAACGGCATAAGAACCGTTATCCATAAGAGCAACTCCTTGGATAACTGGAACTCTGGCCTCCACTACTGGCGATACGGCAATGTGCTCTTGGTACGCATGTTGCGCATAATCCCCAAGAGATGTAAATCGATCTTTTCCGCAAAAACATTTTATTTTCGCTTTACCAGCACTCGTAGCAAGCAGTTGGGTAGGATGTTTACCTTCACAATGTTGCCACCACGCCTGCTGCTTACGCAATCGAGTCTTACACCACAAACATGTAACTGTTCGAGGCGGCTGGGCAGTAATGGTACAAATAACACGGTCGCCACTAGAAGTAATATCGCCAGGTGTGTCAATCCGACCGATATCTTGCTCATCACATCGAAGGGAAGGGCAGCAAGGACCAGACCCACTTTCATCCTCTGAAATATTTTCGATTTGTTTATCATTCATTACTGTTCGGAGGACCTTTACCTCTGGTTGAAACATAAGATAGACCCCCATTACTGGGGCGCTGACAGTATCCTCAACAGCTTCAGGGTTGCACCTAATATCGTACCTAGGCGATTCTAACTGGGAACACGGATCCGTCATTCGTGGGTCGGACAACCACAGCTTCTTTACTCCACCCTCAAGGGAATCACACCTCTCTGGGATTTCTCCTGCCAAAAAACTCTCCGCACACGCATTAAAAAAAAACGCGTCCGGATCAATGTATCGAGTGTACTCACGGCGTCGATAAACGTCGTACGTCATTAACACAGGTCGCACATTCAAACACTTAGCTGCCTTTCGCATCCTAGGAATCCACTCCTCAAAAACTTCACGTCCATGAAGAGATAACTCATAAGCTGCAGTTTCCAAAGTCGTAGCGCATAGTTGATGAAGGCTCGCGTGCCCACGAACCCACTGCGCCATTTCAAGAACTGTATCAAGAGACAATGGCGCTGTATATCTCTTCCATTCCTCATCCCAACGAAACTTTCGCTTCAAGAAGGAAACGTCTTCAAGAGTACGTGTGGACACATTATCGTCCTTTGACTCAGAGGTATAATGCATTCCAACACTCTCAAAAGCTGTTGCAATTGTTGACATATTGAAAATCACAAGTGCTTCTGGTGAAATATTCCACAAATTATCATCACCATAATTAAAAATTTTGACATGTTGATGAAAACTTTCCATATTAGCCCATTCCGGTTGTGCGGTCGTCATCACAACAAGCCACACAAGACGACAAACAACTGAATTGTAAATAGAATTAATCAAAACGGTAAATGGATTTCCACTAGGTTGCGACTGATTCCAGTCGTACAAAACATTACCGTCAAGATGAACCGAATTAACAATCTCAGCCCACAACATTTCTCGCACGTTATCGTCTTTAACGTCGAGTGAAGCGTACCACTCATTAATACCGCACAGAATAGCCCACAGTATTTCGGCCTGTAGCGTTCCATCAAAATTGGTGAAGTCGCCAGCCAAAACACCCGGTCCCTTTGATTGCAAAAGGCGTGCTAACTCTGTCCATGCATATGAATAGGGATTCATTCCGACACAACTCTCCATCGCGATGCAATTCTCCATGAGATTAGCTCCGAACATACCAAAATACATTCGAAATACGATGTTAAAATCCAATGGTGCAACGGAAAAGAGTCTCGTTTTTCCTGCTTCGACTTTGGCAATAGGTCGTCGCTCATCTTTCAAAGGATCATAATAAATCGTTGGTGTCCTACGACGGTGTTCACCCTCGTAGATCCTATCGCGAATCAATTGCATTAACTCGGGATGTGAAACATTCCATTCCTCATCTTTACCAAGCCACTTAGTTTTGCCCTTACAACCGTCTCGCATCTTAATAAAGGGATATCCCGGTGAACTTGCTCGATCAATGGGGGCTATATATTCATCGCCCTCCACACCACGAATCGCTTCTGGAATGGTCAACAAGCGTGGCTTTCGAGAAGAACAGTGGTCTATATGATCAAAATAGTCCCACATAGCTTCTTCCAACAACACCTTGTCAATGTGTGAAGGGGTCACAATAATCTTAGCGCGAGCCAAACTTTTGGGATTATATATGATGCCATCCCGGGTAAAAGGTCGCAAATGAGCCGGAGCAGTCTTGAAATCAACAATACCATCATGAATTGGTGATTCAGAAATCTTCGTTTTCGTTTGCTCGAAAACGCGGTCGCCAAAATAACCAATAGGGACAATACCTTCCAAAGGGATGTCATAGGCCAATTGATAATATTTGCGTGGCACGGGTCGATCACGTATACCAGGAACCGTACGAGCAATGTCACGCTCGTCAGTCCACCCGAGTGCTACCCCCGTCACGTCAAATTCTGGCAAACTAACACCTGAGCGCTTATCGCACCCAAGAGTTAATTCGTCATACATTCCACGACTAATTGGGGACGCAAAACCAGTGGCCTTTGGATTTTTAGAACCACCACAATGTATTCCAACGATTTTTCGGCAATGCTCCTTTGAGAGGGACATGAGAATCATGCCACACTCACCAGGAATGGTTTCAATATCATAGCCGAAAATTTGATATATATGCTCGACATATGTGCCCGCAGAAATGGCAACCCGTTGTTTTTGTGCCATAGCATTAGACGTTACATAAACCCTACCCGCAATAACGGGTCCAGCAGAATGACCCACTAGGGCAGCCTTCCGAATCTCTGACATGTCCGAAAAATCCTCAGCATTCGCAAGATGACAGCGAATATCTGGATGCATAACAACCTTTGGAGGAAATTCAATCAACACAATGTCACGTTGGCCATAAATCGGGTGTCGGAAATCGATCATTTTAACAACCAACTCCACGGCATCAAATTCAAGACCGTTTGGATATCTACTACTACGAATTCGACACTTTCCGACCTCCATTATTCGTGGGACGACATGAGCAACGGTTATAGCACGTCTACCCTCAATAAACGTGATCGTAACATTATGTTTCCACTCACCGTTCTCCTCAGGTATCTCCAATTTATAAGAGGAACGCATAAGGATTTTTCCCATTAACACAGAAGCATTTTGATCCTGAGGCATGGTCGCCGTCCCAGATATGTCCGAAACCACTTGTTCTTCAGCGGCACGCAGATTACGTATGACTGCCGCAGCAGCACCAACGCAAACCTCGCGGGAAGTAGCCTCAAGCGAGGGTGAGTCAAAGACATCACTTTCCGCCGACTCCCGAACAACGTGTCTTGGTGCGGCACGTGTTCGAGGATCTCCTGAATTTTCCAAAACGGGAGCCTCAACAACATTGGCCCTAGTAGCCGCTCGCGTACGCGGATCACCCGAATTTTCTGCAACACCAAAAAGAAGTTTGTCCACGTCAGCGGGATCATCAGTGATAATCGGAAGTGTAATATCCTCACCTTCCTCAGACGAAAATATTCTTTTTTTTATCCATTTCGAAACAAGCCGCAAAATTTTAAAACCCCAAACTGCCCAACCAATACCGGTAAGTAATGTCATTAATCCTAAAGCCAAACCCACTTTAAATCGTAAACTCTCAAATTCAGCATCATCAACATTGCCAGTAGAAATACTTGTCGCCAGCGCTGTTCTTTCAACTCCCGCAATGTAACGATTCCACCCAATCTGAGTAAGTTTTTCTGGAAAAGAGGTGAGACGAGCGCACAAATTTTTCTCACAATCTGGGACACAACGTTGCACTTTCGCCAAAGCGGAAATACAAGCTCCGGCCGGGTTTTCATGAGCCTCACAAATTAACTTAACCTTTGGTGCCATTAGTGATATTAAGAAACCATATGAGCGCGCAAAACACTCATGCCACGAACCTGAATTTATCGGAAATTGATTTGTCGCAGTCCGATGTGCAACAGAAAAAAAAGGTAAAATAAATCGAGGCAAATTACCGCACTCGAAATAACCATTACGACGCATAATTGACATAATAGCAATGTGAACCTGATGAAGTGGTCCACTAAAACACTGTAACCGGGGATGCAAAACAGGAACATCCAAGTTGATCATAGGATCAAAATGGCGCATTCCAGTAATATAATCCTGAGTTGATAGAGGAGAATGACCAGAAAACCATGATCTCACATTATTGAACCCATAGACGGGATCAATCTGCTCACCATACGCTCTAGCCATCCAAGAAGCTGTGCAACGCAAAGTTTGGAACAATGTCTCGTCCTGTGGCGTATATGTCTCAAACCACGAATCACGTGTAAAATCTTTAGTGGCATGCTTAAACAAAGACATAGCCACCGCACGTTGATCCATCGAGATATCACCAAATAGATATCGAATCAGTCCATCCGCGTCCGTAGGCACAGGGATAACTCCAATTGCTTCTGAATCTCGCTCGATTGGACGAAGTGGAATGGACTCCGGTTCCTCTTTCGTAAAGGCGGTTTGAACGCCCACGATTGGATTAGAGCGCGAACCCAAACGTCCATCCATATATGCGCCGAGATTAGTTAGCAAATTTTCGTTCTTCTGTCGTTTCGCTCGATCCGCTGCAAGAATAAAATCACGAAATTGAGGATAATTATAAGTACCAAGAGTATTTACAACGCCACGGTCAGTTTCCGAAACAACCGTGAGAATATATGGCAAAATCATACCATCCGGACCAGGAGGAACCTTTGAATAATCGACACGAACAACAAGGTCGTCACCTTCTTTGCAAATGTGACCATACTTAGGGTCGACCGTCAATTCGACGCGAATATCAATGCGCCGTTTGTGAGCTTCCGGATAAGACAAAGACAAAATGTTGAAATCTCGTTGATTAGTAGTTAAGATAACAACATCAGCCTTAAAATGAGTATTTGCCTTTTCAATCAACGCCGCCATATGAAGAGCATAAGGATGGTTATTATACAAATGAATTAATTCGATGAGCTCATCATTAGGCTTGGCTTCGGAATCCTTAACAGCCATGTAATCATCATACACAACTATTTTTTTTGAAGACGTCATACCGTCCCAAAACTCTTGACCCACTTTACGCGAGTAAAGAGCATTGGCGACGTCATCCTGTGTTTTTGCGCCACGCTCAATCATCAGGTCTGTGGCAAGAAGATTTAAAATCATACTTTTACCAACTCCCGACTTTCCGAAGATCTGCAACGTCAAAGGTTCATTTCGCAACATGGTATTTATTGCCCCAGATGATTTAGCGCTATTCATAATAGATGAAAGAGATACCATATGTAAGCGAAAACCAGATTGTTCCTCACGAGGAACACGCATCGAATCAAACGATGCCGCAAACCGAAGTCCTTGTGCATAAAGATTATCAACGTGAGCCACCGCATTCGAATCCGTACGAATTTTTTCCAAATAAGCAACGGTTGAAACCTCTATCACTTCCTTTTGCCATTTCTTCAACGCCTCAAATCCATCAATCTTTCTGGGATGTCCTAGGAATTTTTCACAAGTAAAATCCGCCACAAAACCAAACATTGTTCGACCAAAATCAAGGATGGATTTGATTCCCGAACACGCTCCTGGTAGGAAGCGTGCCCGTGACATAAATTCGTTAAAATTTTTCGTTCCGGGAATTTCGCGCAAAATAAACACAGAAACAATCAAAAAAAGAAAAGCGCCAATATGTACAAACAATTCACGCCAATTTACATAATCATTAATGCCCTGAACCGCAATAGTAGGTCGCAGTTTCTCAAGCATATCAGAATACAATGACATAAATTTAGTAACAAAAAAAGTCCCCGCACCAAGTTGAGCGGCAATGGTAGAGACACAAAGAGCCATATTAAGCGGACTATCAAAATTACGCAATAATAATAAAATAGATGAAACAATACCCATAACCTTGTCAGACAATGAACCCGCTACGGAACCAATCAATTGATTAATCGATTCCATAGTCTCACTAACACCCACCTCAACAACGTGATTAAACGTTAAAAAGCCAGGCATTTGTTGCATTCCAGACATGGAAAGCGGTGGCAAAAAATCTTGACGACTCAAATGAACACTTCCCCTGTCGTCAATGCAAGGGAAACATAACTCTCTTGGATTACGATGCGGTATTCCAATTGCATCAATCCACTCTTTAAAAACGGCTGGTGAAAGAGAATTGTATTTTAAGCAAATCTCTCGAATCATCATACGTCTCACCCAATCATCACACTGGGTTTTCATCCTTTTCGACATAGTTGGTTCATATTGTCGAAATCGTTGTTCTTCATCCATAGATGCATGGATACGGCGATACGCCTTGCTACATTCCAACTTATTGCAGTCAACAAAAGTTGGCGTAATTTGATCTTGTTCTCCTTTTTTAAGACCGGAGAGGTCCTCACAAGCGAGGTCATTTACGTCGGTAACCATTAACAAATTTGCGTTGAGGTTACTATCAACAGCATTTACTAGCGTTTGTAAGACAGCTAACTGGCCCTGGCACACATCACTGTCTTGAAATGTGTGGTCAGCGTTTTGACCGGAGATGCCGGCACCTGAACAGACTTGGCTAGAGTCGTTCCTAAACATAGGGGTACTATGAATTGGTGTGTTTTCCATTATAAAAATGGGGGGTCGATGACTATTAAGGGGTCATCACTTCCTTCAACTAAATTTAGCTGCTACGTCGTTACGGCAACAACTTAAAGATACACTCTTTTAAGCATAAAGAGGAAAAGCACTTATTTAAAACTGGTCCAGCTTAAGTAAGGATGGATCAGCGATCAGTTATTAATTAAGTTTAAAATAAAGAAAAATTAGCTTTGATGAAAAAATCTCGTCATACGATCTAAATAGTCCCTATCGAATCCAAACAGTCCTAGTATATTTTGTCAGAAGGATCTGAATGGTAAGAATCGGGATCTAAATAGTCTAACAGACTACATAAAAAGTTAAGCAGGCGCTA